CGGCGTTGTATAACTTTGGACCGACGCCGTTTTCACCCATGATGGTGCTGATGGCAATTTCACGGTTGGCATGGTCATCCGTCTTGGCGCGGAAGATCTTGACGATCCTTGACTTCTGAGGCATCACGTAGACGACACCGTAACTGCTTTCGGTGCCCAGTCGTTCCCCAAGGCTGATGCCATACTTCTCCTCGAACATCTGCTTGAGGCTCTTGTTCATCACTACTATCAATTAAGAAATTAAAGAACCAAATAGGGATGAACATTGTATCCATCGATATTGGGTTGAAGAACCTTGGCATGGTTGAATTTTGGTGGGACGAGCATCCACGACATTTCCCTGAACTAGAAAAATGGCACAGAGTTGATCTAACCGAAATGCCACATAAGCGGGTGGACTTTCACAAGTGCGACATACCGCACACGAACGAGATGGCAGACCTGGTGGCTCACTTTATACAGGAGTATCACCCAATCTTCGAAAAGGCGGATGTCATCCTACTAGAACGGCAGCCACCAGGAGGTCTTCTTGAAATACAGTCGCTGCTTTTGTTTAAGTATCGACGCAAGGCGCAACTGGTGAGCCCCAATTCGGTTCATGCGTACTTCACGATGAACCATCTGGACTATGAGGGCCGAAAGGAACGAAGTCTGGCTCTGGCGCGTCACCGTCATCCAGGGACGATTCCCGAGACGAGTTCTCGATGGCACGACGTATCGGACGCGATTCTGTTTGCTCACTTTTGGTGCAGCCGTCAAAGAGTACCTCAGACTCCGGAGGTACAAGTGGCATTCGAAGAGTTTCGTTTGACTCGGAAACCATCCTATAGCAATATTCCATGTATAGCGAGAAAGGGTTCATGAACATAAATGGTCGCATAAATTTGGGTATCTTATTTTTGTATTCGAGCCAGGTCTTCGTCCAGTGGTCTTTGTTTTCGACCCACTCCGCGGGGCTCGCCATGTGAACGAACTTGTCCCTTTGATCCAACTTCCAGAAGAGTTCCCATGCCCGCTCCATAGTATTAAAGATAATACACGACAAATTTTTAAATGAAGATCGCACTCTGTATTCCCGGTAACACGTTTTCGCGCGAGGTGATGATGGACGTCATCAAGTTTCTTGAGGATGCTAGGATCGCACAGTGGGAGGTTGTATTGTCCATGGACTATGATCCGAATGTCTATTACGTTCGCAACAAGCTGCTCGGGGGTGACGTGAGTCGTGGACCGTCACAGAAGCCATACAACGGGGAGTTTGAATATGATTACGTCCTGTGGATTGACTCGGACATCCGTTTCAATTTCAAGATGATCGAGCGTCTCGCGTCGCACAAGAAGGATGCCATCTGCGGTCTTTACCGTATGAAGGACATGAAGCATTTCACTGTGGTGAGGCACATGGACGACGAGTATTTCAAGGAGCACAAGTCATATCAGTTTCTGACTGTGGAAGATGTTGAGAAGATCCACAAGACGCAGAAGATTGACCTACTGAAAATTGATTACACGGGCATGGGTATGTTTTTGGTAAGCAGGGAGGCACTCGAAAAACTGGAGTATCCATGGTTTCAGCCGGTATGGAAGGAGTTCGGCAACATGCGTGATTTCACCAGCGAGGATGTGGGTTTCTGTATCAAGCTCCGTGAGACTGGGACTGATATCTACTGCGATCCTGCTGTCATAGGTGGACACATGAAACTTATGCCAATTTAAAAAAATAACTCAAACAAAAACAAGATGGACTTGACCAGTGAATTTTCAGCTCTGCAAACAAATGTTGATCGCAAGATGAAGATCTATGCAGATCAATGTATTGAGAATGCCATAAAAGCGCTACTCATGGACAATCCAAGTCTTTATAAGCAGGACATGTACAAGACGATGGCAAAGTTTCAGTGCATGTACACGTGTTGTCACCTGGATCAGCGTGAAAAGAAGTGTTCCACCCCGGCAGTCCTTCGTGGATATTGTGAAAAGCATGCGATACCAACGGCTTACGAGCAGATGACAAGTTCTAACACGAGGCGCACCAGCCTGCCTAACCGAGTCATGCCTTCGTTCGGGTCTTAAAGAATAAACGCATCTAACTACTAGTTATGGAAGGACGATCTAAACTTCTTCTCCAGAGTCTTGAGCGGTTTTACGATGATCCCAAAAACGGTTCAAAATTACTGGATATAATTAATCACCGAATCAACGGCATTTCTCTTCGGACCATCGAGTGGTTCGTGACCAATTATGCGAAAAAGAATAATGTGAGTTACCAGAAGGAAATTTCTGGTCGTGTATTCACTGTTCACATTGAGTATAAATCAACGCTGGAAGGATATAGCAAAAAATTGTTCGATCCATTTTGTCGTACGGAGCGCATTGACTTCAATGTGAACGATGAAGTCATTAAGACCACGATCGGTCAGTTGAACTTTGTTCGCTGGTGCATTCAGAACAATATCATTGAGCACGCACTTAAAGAAGTGGAGACAAAGAAGACAAATGCGAAGACCCCTGACAAGATACACACCACCAACGCCACAGAAGATCCGCGAGGCGGAGGAAGCGGAGAGGTATGCCAACCACTGGCGATCTCAGGGTGAATACAGATGGGCCGAACGATGGGAAGCCTACGCAAAGAATTGCCTTGATTCACGATACGGTCAGGTGGAGCGACCTGTAAACAAGGGTGAGGAGCAGATGAGAAGAAAGTAGTTAGTTATGATAGAAAAGCATGGTGAGTGATGCGGATTGGCACCCACAGCAGGCAGGCATCCTCAAAATATGGGGAGAGGTCGCTGCGACCTACCGGTATCTTCACTTCATGTCCTATCACAAATACAAAAAGATGAGTATGCGCTTTACAATCCCAATCATCATCATTTCAACGGTGACTGGGACTGCAAATTTTGCCCAGGGAACTTTCCCTGCCAACACACAATCCACTGTACCATTGGTAATCGGTGGACTCAACTTGATTGCAGCGATCGCAACAACTATCGCCCAGTTCCTCAAGGTGAATGAGCTTATGGAGGCACACAGGGTCAGTGCGGCCACCTACGGTAAGATGTCGCGTCACATGCGCCTTGAATTGAGTTTGCCGCCCGAGGAGAGGTCAATGTCTGGTCACGAGTATATCAATATGACCAAGCTCGATATGGACAGGCTTATCGAGCAGTCACCACCTATTCCCGGTGATATTTTGAAGATATTCGAAAAGAAGTTCCCCAAGGAGGCACACAGTTTCGCGCGTCCCGAGATTCTTGACATCCGTGAGATCACGCCCTTCAGCGAGGAGGCTCACGAGAAGTTCCAGGTCAGTTCCGCCGAGCGAATCAAGCGAGCTGCGTCTCGGTTCTTCAGCACTAAGAACATTAACTACGACGTGCCACCGCCATCGCCAGGAAATTCCAGTGTAACCTTTTCGGATGGACCCGAGGTATTCCCACCGACGTTCGAGGAGCAGAGGGTGGCACAGACTCTTCGGGGGCTTCGTGAGCAAACAGAGGTGGCGACAGATTCTGATGAAGAAAATGCCAACCAAGTATAAAGATGAAGGAGGAATCCAGGAAAATCATTAGAAAGTGTGCATCTCTTTGCAGGAAATCTTACGACAAGGCTGAAATGTGTCGGGATGACTTTCAGCCCATCAGCAGTGATGAGACTGGTCTGGACTGTTTCATCAAATCTGAAGACGGCATCACATGGGTGGTGTTCCGTGGGACCGAGACAGGTCAATTGAATGATGTTTGTACTGACCTGATGACCTTTCGGGTCAAGACGCCGTTCCTGCCCGACGAGTGCAGGGTTCATGCGGGTTTCCTGGGTCAGTACATGAGTGGTCGCACGCTGATCATCGACACGATCAAGTACATGGCGAACCCCAAGGTGGTATGCACGGGTCATTCACTTGCCGGCGCGCTCGCGTCCATTTGTGCCCTGGACGTGGAGCAGAATGTCGAGGGTGACGTGGAGACTTACTGTGTGACCTACGGATCGCCACGGGTCGGTGGAGGTCACTTCTGTCGTCTCTTCGATGCGGTGATCGACAACAGTTTCCGATTTGTGGATGTGAATGATCCCATCCCTCGGGTTCCTTTGCGTGCTTGGGGATTCAAACACGTAAAGGGATGTTTCGTTACCAGTCCCTATGGCTACAAGCCCGACCTTGAGCAACTTGAGGCGTCAACACTGGCTTGTTGTGCCGTTGCGGACCATGGAATTGATCTCTATGAAGCTGCGGTGAACTTTACGCCATCAGCTGAGCCTTGAGCAGCTCGAACTCCTCATCGGTGGTGATGATGGGAGCGGCCTTTGCGATCGCCTTCTCGGGCTTGGCCTCTGCGGGCATCTTGGCCTCTGTAGGGGCGGGCTCGGTGGGTTTCTCCTCGGCCTTGACGGGAACCTCGGCGACCTCCTCCTTATCGGTGACAAGCACCTCCTCCTCCTTGGGCTCCTCCTCTCCCTCAAGACCCTCGCGCGGCGCCATGAGCTGCATGATGGTCATGATGAAGAACGAGACGGACACAACGGTCGCCCAGGTGTTGCAGCTGCCGGAAGTGAGGCAATTGACGTTATAGACGGCAAGCGCACCTGACAGAAGCAGGACAGCGGCATCGAGGACACGCAGCTTGTAGGCTGAGGCCAGCACCGGAAGGGCGGCGGCGAAGGCGACGATCATGGCCTGCTGAGACAGCTTGGGCATCTTCATGTTCATCTTCATGTTCATATTTGTAAATATCACATATTATTTTTGGCAATGCCCCACCGTTCACAGTCTTCGGCAGTAAAGTAGATATCCTTCTTGAGCAACTTGTTCAGTTTGTCTTCTGGGATTTGAGTATACTGGGTATAGATCTTGCGGAGGGTCTCCATGAGCTTGTCGCAATTTTTGATTTCGTCCTTGAGTTCTTCATATTTTCCCATCGCGCCTGTGGAAAGTTGATGGATGAGTAGGTGGGCGTGAGGCATGATCCTGCGATGCTTGGAACCCATCAAAACGAAGGTGGCAGCGCTGGCACAAAATCCATCGGCGACGGTCACCAGTTTGATTTTAAGTCTCCTGAGGTGATCCATACAACTCAGTCCAGCAAAGAAGTCACCGCCATCGCTCCTGACATAAAGCATAATCTTGGGTTTGTATTCCTTGACACCGAGGAGTTTCCTTTCCAACGTCTTCACCTGAACGATGAGATCGTGCATGGATTCGTCAGAGATTTCACCTGTGAAGTGTATATCATTTCCTATGATGTCTATGTTGTAGTTCTCGCCACCAACCCCGACATCGCTTCCATCGTCGGACTCGTCGTCTCTGGCATAGGGGCGCCTCATGTTGCTTGTTATAAAAAATCTTGCTCTCTCTCCTTTAACACACCTTTGATGGACTTCAAGACATCATTTTTGATTTTGAGACCCATGGATGTCTGATTGATGAAGTGGATGCCACTCGAGTTTTTGCAGTATTCTGGAATCAATTCTGGTTTATGACGTAGAACTTGCATAGTATCTGGATCCGAATGAACCCAATGTTTTTCCAATGATTTCTTGAGACGCATATTGAAGTCTTTGGTCCACACTCTTGCGGGTGACATCTTGTTAATTGGGATACGATTTTGAATGATGGCACATGTATTTATCACCGCAGACAAGACAAATTGTTCGTGTATTTGTTCGTTGTACATAGTTGAATACATCATCGTGTCCCAGTAGTCCGCATCGACGAGGTGGTCTGCAATCATGGATGCTTCATCCATGGTGATCCCCTTGGTGTGGACGTAATTTTCCTGAACGATGCCCATACGATTTCCAGGTTCGTCCATGTGCATTCCAAGATAGTCATTCGCCATAAATTTGCCCTTGGTGGTTAGAACGTCTTCCATAATTTCTTTGGTGGTTTTGAAAAGGTCTCGCTGGTGGAGCGTTTCCACGACCTCTTTGATATTTTCCGGTTCCAATGTTTTGTCTTGTATTTGAAGGGTGTCCAAATTGTTTTCACAAGGTATGAAGATTCGGGAGTGAATCTTGATGCGATTCTGTTGGATCCACCTCCAACCTGGCAACTCATTTTTTATCATGCAGCAGTCATCCATGACAATGTCAGCCTTGCTGAAACCGATGAACCCGAAAAAGTTTTGGGTGACATTCTGGGAACGCAGGGTGTCGGTCCCCACGTAGACCGCCGACGCACCGATGGTCTTACAAATTTGTGCCGTAGACCAGCCCTTGACTAGAAATAGTTTGCCTGGCTCGCATTTGTCAAAGATATTATCTTTTTTGGTTTTAAGAAACTTGTCCATGAGCAAGGAAGAGGAACAGGATTTAACTACTCAAGCACTAGAAATGATTTTCAGTCACCCAGACATACACACGCGTCTGTGGAAACCACTCAGATTACATCTGACCTACTATTTAACTTGCACGGCAATCATTCACATGATTACAATCACCATATTGATCATCATTCTATGGAAACTCATGCGAAGTTCACGTTACACGACCTCCTCGGCGTAGGATGCCAGGACGCCGTTCAGCAGACTGAAGAAGGTCAACGTGAAGATCCACTGGAAGATTTCCCGACCCTGTGGAAACTGCAACTTGGTCAACTTGTTCTTACCAATGTTGTAATGGACAAGCCCTTCTATGAAGAATACCAAAAAGGTAGTTAAAGCGACGACGCCAATCATTTGGAATTACGATAGGTAATAATTTTACACATCTCAATGAAATCATCTTGACTGTAGTCCCATTTCATAGCATTTACTACAGCACAAACAAGTTGAACGTTACCAGGCACATACCCTTTTGACGGATCAATTCTGTCAGGTGAAATATTGTGTTTGGATGCAGTTCTTTGTTTATCACGGGATTTATAAGACTTGAAATCCATTTTTATACCAGACAAAGCACATAAACCTTTTTGATTTTCATACAAATCGAGTAAGTATTGAAGATCGATTTCTACAGGTATATTTCGTCTTTCTGCATTTTTTCTAAGATGTCTAAAAATTTTCACCATAAATACTCTTAACCCTCCTTTATCGTAATAGTTTTGCATTCTTATGTTAGTACATTCCTTACAATATCCTTGTAATCCGTTTGTGCTAGACTTGTCTGAATGAAATTGATCAGCAGGTTTCAATTCCTTGCACATATTACATCGTGTGTTTTCGGTTGTTCTCTCGTAAGTCTTTTGTTTTCTCATTGTAGATCTACAATCTTTGCAGTAATAACACAAACCATCTGAATTTCTCTTATTTTTGTGATAATATTCCTCTGGGAGATCTAATTTACAAATAAAACAATTCTTCATTATTAGTAAGTTAGATTATTTATTTAAATGAATAGTAATAAGGAAGAAGAATATGAATTTATTTGTGAAGACATTGACTGGAAAGACTATTACGCTGGAAGTTGATTCCTCGGATACCATCGAGAATGTGAAGGCAAAGATACAAGATCGAGAAGGCATTCCACCTGATCAGCAGCGGTTGATCTTCGCGGGGAAGCAGTTGGAGGACGGGCGGACGCTTTCGGATTACAACGTCCAGAAGGACTCGACACTCCATCTGGTGCTTCGTCTGCGCGGTGGGATGACCTCATGATAACTGCGACAAGCAGGTGTGTCGTAGGTGCTATGCCCGCCTTCCACCCAAGGCAACCAACTGCCGTAAGCGTGGGTGTGGTCACTCGAGCGATCTTCGTTTAAAGAAAAAGGGCGGAAACTAGAAAAACATGAAGACCACGACTGAGATTATGCACCAGAATCTTGGGTTGGTTCACAAACTTTCCTACAGATACCAGCGACCAGGTATTTCTAGGAAGGATCTTGTTCAGGAGGGGACGTTGGGACTGCACCGCGCGATTGTCAAGTACGATCCATCCAAGGGAGTTAAATTGTCGACATATGCTTATCCGTGGATAAAGTCATACATGTCAAGGTATGTTCAGAAGACCAGGAAGGCCCTGGACTACCTGCCGGTGGCCGAGGTATACAACCCCGAACCGGAAGCTGAATATACAGAGGTCGACGATATCATGTCTTGTTTGAACCACGGTCAGAGGGCTGTAATCGCTTGTCTTTACATACACAACATGAGCGTTTCTCAGGTGGCAAACGCCATGAACATCACCGAGACGCAGGTGACCTGGCAAAAGCAACGTGCACTGGAAAAGATGCGTCAGTGTCGTCTCAAATGATTATTTTTCATTAATAGAAATGGAAATGTACGATTTGAATTCCGGGGGAGGGGGTGGAACACCTCTGACCTACAGCCCCAGTATTCCAGATAATGGTGCAGGAACGGGTCTCAATGTTCCAAAACCTGGATCTCAGACCGAGAGGGATACTGGTTACGAGGCACAAAGGTCTGCTTTGGAGCGAAAAAATAATGACGCTCAACAGCAAGATAAACCGATGCAGATGAGCAGTATGGCATTTTCTACTCCCATCTCGGATCTCGAGTATGAGGAGCCCATGAACAATCACATGTCGACTGACATGCACACTGTGATCCCACCTCAGGCGTCCGTGGCTCCCCACGAGATGCTTATGGCTCAGCATCAGGCGCCTCCCGCCACGCCTCCTCCGGCACCCGCTCCGGCTCCTGTTCCGGTGGTTGAGGAGAAGAAGTATCCTCTTGGTCTCACCAAGGAGCAGTACGAGGCTGTGATTGTGGCTGTTCTGGTCGCTCTTGTCTTCTACCCAGAGGTCCAGGCGAAGTTGGCTGTCTACATTCCCAACTTTATGTCCAAGGATGGATCTCGCAGCATGGCCGGTCTGGCTGTCAGCGGTCTCATCGTCGCGGTCGGTTTCTATCTGGCCCGCAGGTACTTTGTTGACAAGTAATTTTTTACAGATCAACAAAAATTCTCTGGGTGGGGCTCGAACCCACGACCTTGGGATTAACAGTCCCACGCTTCTATCCAACTGAGCTACCGGAGAACAATGTGAAATCACCCAGGCAATCCACTCAGAAAGAGGCTACTTGGGCTTGAACTTCACACTGTTATCTTGGAGTTTATGTTTAACTATTTGACGCATCAGGAAATCTCCTGAAGCCAAGATGATCGGAATGGGTCCAAACATCAATACGGTTGGAGCGATGGCAATGGCCACACCCACCTTCTGGCTTAAAGAAAGATCCTGCATATATAGTAATGTATGGTTATTCTGTCTGGCTGGTGCCACTGAATCATCGTCTTCTGACCAAGGTCTACAAGTTCAGGCACATCCCACACATCACCATCTCGACCAATCACGCGACCGTTCCTGATCCAGACAACCTCGGGAGATTATACAATGTCGTGGATTTCAAACAATACGGAAAGATTGGAAAGCAGTATGAGGTCGATCCATTGCATTCACTTGGTTGGGAGTGTGAAGTGGAGGATTTGGACATCAAGCACACGCCTCACCTGAGTCACTTGTACTCATTCTTTCCATACGCCAAAGTGTATTCAGTGTATCCCACGCCGATGCGGTTGATCGCTGAGGTCTGTGTGGCGGACACCAGATCCCCCGACTGGGAGGAGTGGAGGATAATTAAAGAAAAGATTCCAAGATAAAGTACAATGGCTTTTTTACCTTTTCTTCGGCATGGCGATCTTTATGACCTTCTGGACACGACGTCCAAGGTTCTGAATGAGCTTCCCAACATGGAGAAGCAGTTTAATACTAAAATGGCTGACAGATATCTATACAAGCGTACCCACACCACAGATGAAGGGTTCGAAATCGAGATGCACCTCCCCGGGGTGGGTAAGGATAACATTCAGATCATGCTTTCTTCGGACGACCACGAGGTGACGGTGGGCTACGGTGAGAATCGAAGTGCATCATTCGATTTACCCAGTTACGTGGATGTATCGGATGATGGGTACAAGGCGAGTTACGTGGATGGCGTGCTTCGTCTGTTCTTCAAGATGCGAACGTCTGACAAGAAGCGCCGCGAGATCAAGCTTGATTAGGCGAATAATGTTCCACCGAGTCCGCCTTGGCAGCGGAAAATGTTATAGTTTACCGCGTAGAGTCTTGCTTTACGCGATATACTATTATTGACTAGAGTTAGTTCAAAAATCTGACTGGATATTCGACTCGTGTTGACGGTTCCTTCGCCCACGTTGAATATATTCACCTTGTAACTTGGTGTTTGAATGTAGTATTCGTAGGGTTGAATGGCTCTCATGGACATTTGGTCTAGGTCGAAATAAACTTGACCATTCAGAAATAGTCGCCATCGGGTCACCTGGTCATTTAGGTAGCTTGTGTACGTGGTACTTTTATGTGAAGAATAATCAAAAACACCATCAGTCCCAGAGTCATTTTGCACAACTAAGATGAATTCCTTGACGGGATTTTCGATTTCGGTTTTGAATCGCATCTGTTCGAGATCACCCACGGTGACTCGGGCAAGTTGTGTTTGTTGTATGACATAGTCTAACTGTTTTCCAAGAAAGAACTGGCGGTGTTCTTCTTTCAGATAGATGGCCTGTAGATCAAGCACGACATCCGGTACTGGTAAACTTCCTAACTCCGCTTGCGTTCTAAATGTTATCCTAACTTCGATGGTGTGCCTATTAAGAGCCAGAAGAGGAAAAGAATTTGCATAACCCCTTCCAAAGAATGGCAGTTCGACCAAGAATTGATTTGCGACGGACGTTGTTCCATAACTTGTGGGTGTCACGTTGCGTTTCAGGATGGAGTCGTTATTGCCTCGTGTTCTTTGAGAATCCGTAAGATCCGACATCACAGCCATGTATTCACCGGTCAGACTCATGATGGTCTGTCCTCCCACCAGAAGTTCCGCACGCTCTATGAAGGCATGCCCTGCATCTTGTGGAACAGTTTGAGACTCTTGGAATGTAAAATTCACTATGAAAGCCGTTATGATGTCACAGGTATCATTGTCGATTGTACAAATCGATGTTCTTCCATAGTTAATATCTGAATCAAAGGCCAGACGAAGGTTCTCGGTCGTGTATCCAGCGCGTTTCGTAAACACCTTTTGATAGAAACTTTGTTGCGGATCTCCGGTCAAAAAGGTGTCTTGGTATCCTGTGACGGCAAGCCGCATACTATTATGATGTGTCAAAAAAAGATTTCAAAAAATACATACGACTATTAGATATGAACATTCAACTCAAAAAATTCAATCCCGCTTCAATGGGCGACGATAAGGTATGTGTGTTTATTGGCAAGCGTGGCACAGGAAAGTCAACCTTGGTGACAGATATTCTCTATCATAAAAAGCACCTCCCTGCAGGTGTGGTGATGTCGGCGACCGAGGAAGGCAATCACTGGTATCAGCAATTCATTCCGGACTTGTTCATCTATGGTGAATATGACAAGGATATCATCGATAGGGTCATCGATAGGCAGAGGAAGATGGTAAACATGAAACCACCACCAGGGAAAAAGGAACTGACGTCCAGGGACATCGGAGCTTTCATATTGATGGACGACTGCATGTATGATAGAAAATTCCTAAAAGACTCTTGCATTCGCCAGTGCTTCATGAACGGTCGCCACTGGAAGATCTTTTTCATGTTGACGATGCAGTACTGTATGGACCTCAGCCCTGATCTTCGCGCAAACGTGGACTATGTCTTCATCGCTCGAGAAAATGTAATCCAGAACCGAGAAAAGTTATATAAGGCATTCTTCGGAATATTCCCAAATTTCGACATGTTTAACCAGGTGATGACTGCGTGCACCGAAAATTACGAGGTACTGGTTCTGGACAACACCAGCAAGTCCAATCGGATCGAGGATTGTGTGTTCTGGTACAAGGCCAAGATCCATCAGAACTTCCGAGTTGGATCTCAGCAATTCTGGAGCCTCCATCAGAAGACTTATAAAAAGGCAGGGGGCGCCACCAAACCCGGTCAGGACCCCAATGAGGTCAGGCGCAATAGGAACTCCCAAGCCCTTCAGGTGAAGAAGTTGAAATAATTATTCAGGGTGTAAAACAATACCCACTTGGACATCCGACACAATGGAGACCAAATCCATCGCACTCGCGACGACTGCGCTCATCGACTCTGGGTTGGTGAGCGAGAGCAAGGCGGATGCGCTGGCCACTCACCTCAGCAAGGGCGCCAAGAACTGGTGCATCAAGCAAATGAAACCCGGCGACGTGAACGAAAACCAGAAGGAGCTACAAAAGTTCAACTCAAAGGTTTGGACGGAATATCTCGCCAAGAGGAACTACATTTTTGACGTTACTGAAAGTGGAGTGGTCAAGCGCAAGACACCACTGGTGGAAAAACAGGAACGCCTTTTGGAGATCAAGAACAAGATGATTGGTGAAACCTTCACGCCACCCATCAAAAAGGTCAGCAAAAGACTACTGGATCAGGCACGACTCAAGCGACTTCTTACTTTGGTCAAGAAAGATATCGAAGAGATGGAGAACGAGATGAAGGGTTTGTCCATGATCAACCAAAAACTTGAACGCTACTTTATTCGTCGACCTTCATTCAAGCCCAAGGTCTTCATCGGTCAGGAAGAAGAATACCTCGACCTTCCTGACATCCCCAAGAGGAAGCGCATCCTCAAGAGACTTTTGCACCTTCTGAATATGCGTCGTTTTGACAAGATGGACGAGATACGCGAGAAACTCACACAAGTTCGCAGGGACACAATGACCAAACTGGTTCATATACAACGGGACATTTACATCAACTCCAAAGAGTGTTGGGTGCGTGCCGAAAGGGCATCGGTGTTGGACAAGAAACATGCGAACGACGATCTTAAAGCCGAGCATGCCAAATTATCGGAACACATTTCATCAAATCTGAGTGACTACATGGTCGAGGTGCCGAAGCCTTTCAAAAACGCCACGGTCATCAGCGAGAACGACACACGGGCAAACTGGAAGAATCCAGAGTTCAAACGCCTCTACGCGAACAGGATGAGATCATTGATCTACGCGATTCGCAACAACGACAAGTCCAAGTTTCTGGACAGGATCAAGTCAGGTGAACTCAAGCCAAACACCTTTGACACCAAGGAGATATGGGACCTTTGGTATCAGGAACCCAAGAAGGAGGTGATCGAGAAGAAGCCAGAAGAATATGAGGACGGAATGTTCAAGTGCGGCAAGTGCAAGTCCATGAAGACCACCTACGTGG